TCATGCTACACCCCCCTGACGAAAACGTGTAGGAATGTAGGTCTGTTTCTTTTTAGGGAATTGCTCGGCGAACTTCTCGCGTAATTGAGCTATCTTATTGAGAGAGTTAGCTGTTTTAGCTGGGTCTGGATTGATACACCCTGCCATATCAGGGCAAGGTAAATGAATTGGGTTGGTAACAGTACGTTCCATGTTTGTAGCCTCCGCAAGCTTGTATCATTTCTGAACTTGGGATGACGATATACAAACCGATTATGTATTCATAGTCACTATGCATAGTGAAATCGACAAAATGATCCTCTATTATGGTGTTTGAGAGCACAGGAGAGTGAACGAAATGAACTACACAAATGAACTGTTGGATGCGGTTAAAGCTAAGTACGAATTGACATCAGAGTACAAACTGGCTCAAAAACTAGACGTTAACCACAGTCGTTTGTACTGTTGGCGAAAAGGCAAAAACTCAATGGATTGGGAAGTTGCCTTTAAAATTGCCGATTTGTTAAATTTAGAGGATCAATGTGTCGTCAGTGGTTTGATTGACGACAAATACAAAAACCCCCGCCTAATCAATGCCTTACATCAAATCTCAGCAGCTTAATCGACATTTTACCAAGCTATACATAATGCGCACTGGTATAGTGATTCTTTAGGACTTGCAATCACTAAGGCCAATCCAGCACAAGCCATTGAAATGCTTGATAATCCAAGTCCGTTAAACTTTTTTCCTATGTTCTGCCACAGTGTCTGCGCTTCGTGCGTTTTTGCTTTATCCATAGCCAAGCCAATCAGTGCCTTTTCTTTGTCTTCACCAATAGTTTCAGCAAGCATAAGTATCTGATTTTCATTGAGATAACTTCGACCTTTTCTTACTTCCGTGAGCATTTGAGGGCTTACACCTAGGTCATGAGCAATCTGCTTGTATTGAATGTAGTTCATTTGCTCTTTATAAGCATCAATGAGCTTGTTTGTGTACATTTCTGCTTTTCCTCTAATCACGCTATTGGACTGATTTTAGTCTTTTAGTACAGATTTTGCTGTGTTGACGGTACAGAAATATCTGTATTTAATCACTACAGAATTTACTGTATCAGACCGCCTTAGCTTTGGGCGTTTGCCCTTGACGCTTTCGCGCTTGGCTTTGGCGGTCACTCTCTCAACTAGTCAGGTGGTTGTAATGATCGTATTAGAAACTGAAGTTCAAAACGTCAATGTTAAAACGTTAACGCTCCGTCACTTCGCAGTGTCTCACGTTCCAGCTTTCAAACTTTGTTACATCACTACAACTGACATCTTTGAAGAAGTCGTCGTTCCTTTCAATCACTTTGGCTACTGCATTAGCACATTCGAAAACAACCAAGAGTCCTTTGGTTATCTCTCGGTTGGCGATTACGAGTTTCGCTTTGAATCTGACGAGCATGAAGTTCTATGTCGTTTCTTAGGCATGACACCTTCAAAAGCGACGGCTTTAGAGGCTCAGTAATCATGAACGAAGCTCAAATCATCTATTACGACTTGCTGCCTGACTACACGGTGTCTGTGTTGGTCAAAGGTTGCGACGAATGGGATTTGCTTAAATCCATGTCTCATCTTGAGTCTTGGGCTTCGTCTCAGTTCGCTTCTTATGAGTTGGTGTCCATCACCAACACGACCGTTGAACAACGTATCAATATGGGGGTGTTCGATGACTACTGCAACTAACATCCTTAAAAGTTTCGATGAGCAAAGCGTTCATATCGACTACCTGTGTTTTACGTTTGCCGTGAAAGACTTACGTCATTGTCACGATGCCGTTCGTCGATTGCACAAGCATGAGGAATACAAAGGCTTTGCCAAATCTGGACTGTTACAGCGTCACTTTCGTGCGCCTAGGTTCCCTGCTCCACCTGTGTTTAATCCGACGGTCGCTCAGACTTCCGACGAGATTGATGCATACAACAAAGCGTTTGATATCTGCTATCGCAACTACTTGGAAGACTGCTTGCGCATCTTCACCAACCAAGTGCTTGGTTTGTCGCTGTCTGCGCCTCGCGGTTTGGGTTTCCAGTTTTACACAGAATCCATGAAACTGACTTCGCCAGATGGTGAGGACTTCTGCGGCTTCGTTGGTATCGGCGGTAACAATGACACGGTGCATTTCCAAATCAACGGAACGGGATGCAAGCATGTATTTGCCCGTCGTCCTACGTGGTCGTTACATGACTGGCTGACCAATGTGCTTGGTGTGCAAACTTTGGCGCGTGTTGACTTGGCCTATGACGATTACGACGGGATTTTCGATTGCGAATACGCTTACAAGGCGTGGCGTGACGACTGTTTCAGAACGGCCGAACGTGGTCGTGGCCCTGTGCTTCATGAAGATATGACCATTGCCAGTATCGGCAAAGATGGCAAACCGATTTACACCAAAGAGCAATACTCGATTGGTTCGCGTACCTCGCGCATTTACTGGCGCATCTACAACAAGGCACTTGAGCAGAAACTCGCGAACACTGGCCTTGTCTGGTACCGCTCCGAAGTCGAGCTGAAAAAATGGAATGTTGATGTGTTGCTTAATCCAGCTGGCGCGTATGCCGCGCTCAATGATTTCGCAGCCTCGATTTCTACTGCAAAGAAATTCAATACCAAACCTATCCCGACTAAACGTGCGGCGTTAGACCTGTTGGCCTCGGCTCACTGGATGCGTCGCCAGTACGGGAAAATCCTGAACTCTTTAATCGAATTCCATGAGGGCGACATTGAAACCGTTGTCGGCTCACTCGTCCGTGATGGAATCAAATTCACCTTCCCCGATACCTACGGCAAGTTGGTGACACACATATTGGAGACCTAACAAATGGCTAAATCTGTTTTTGTCCTAGGCATGGACATCACTTGGAACTCGGCACGTGGTGACAGTGCACAACTGAACATCTCGCGCCCACTACGTGAAATTAACTCGGAGAAATTCAAGCGTCGCACCATTGGTGAATCTGGTGACGTAAACCCGCAATGGGATCAACCTTTGATGATTGAACATAGTTACGCCCTGCTCCTTGAGCGCACTGGCGCTCTGGTTCCTCGCCGTGAATACCAATTGCGCTTGGAGATTAACCCAGAAGACCCATTGGCAGGCGCTATCGTGACTGAGCTTATTCCAGTCGACCAAGAAATTAAGAAGCATTTTGAAGCTTCAATGAAGGCTAACTAAGAAATTTTATGTCTATTTGCGTAACGGTTATTGATGGTGTTTTACAACAAGCAACGAATGGCAGTTGTGAGCTCATTTTAATGTCAAAAGAACAAGTTACGCAGTTAGTTGATGGTCAATTTGATTGGTCATTACTCGAATTTGACAAGGAACTGTACGAATACGTTTTAGGCCAGTCCCTTGTCACTTTCATCGGCGGCCATGTCTTAGGCCGCGTACTTAAATACTTTGGAAAATAATAGGAAAAACAGCATGAAATACATGAATCAAGTACAGAGCTTTTTCACTAACAAATACACACAAGCGGGTGTGGCAATGTCGCTTTCTGTTCCGGCTTTTGCAGAAGGTAACGCTAACGTTGAAGCCATTAACGGTGCTATCGATGGCGGTAAACAGATGGTGTCTTTGACCACTTCTGGCGTTATCGGTATCGCGGCTCTTGGCTTCGGCTTGGGGATGGTTGTTGCGTGGCTACGTAAATAATGATCCTCTCTATCGCTTTGGCCTCGTTAATATCTCTGTCCTTTTTATACGGGGTCTATACAGGCGTTATATCTGGTTAAGGGGAGCTTGAAGCTCCCTTTTTTCTTCTCAGTAATAAGGTGATTTCATGCGTTTTATAGCTCCCTTCTTATTACTTCTTTCACCACTGGCCTTTGCTAATGAATGCCCTGACGGTGAGCAAATGTATCAAGGCCAATGCCGCACCACTTGTGAAATCTTGGCTCAAGACTCTAGCCCTAGAGGTATGCGTTGGGATGGTACGGTTTGGGGTGATGCGCCTACTGGTTACTGTCGTGGCTCTGGCTCATCGGGTTGTGAACTTCGCCGTACAGGGGTAACCATTCAAGTTGATAGTTCAGTTTTCTGGCAAGGTGACTTTAAATATACAGGTGCATCTTGTTCTAATGTTGGTGAGTACACCGGAGATTCTCCTTGGACCGAACCTGACGATGGTAACTCTAACGATGGTTCAGGTAATGATTCTGGTGACGGGTCTGATGGTAATACAGATGGTGGTGATGACCTCGACCATGGTGGCGGTGGCAATGGCGGTAACTCTGGAGCTGCTTATCCAGACAGTAATCATCCAATAAATCACTTGCGCTCTATCCAAGAAAAACAGGTGATTTCTAACAACCTCTTAAACCGCAATACGAATGAAATCATCGAAATGAATGCCTCGGTGACGAACAGGTTGACGGATATCTATTCCCACTTGAGCACTGAGCAAGTCAGCACGAATAACTATCGAAACGAAATCAAGACGGGCGTTCGTGGCATTACGCATGAGTTCTATGAAACCAACTCTACGCTTAAAGACTTACTCGATACCATGAACTCGATTGACCGTAAGACATCCACTGGCTCTAGCAGCAATGTAGACCTTTCGCCTTTGATTGCCAGTGCCGCTGAAATCGAGAAGCACACATCAGGTACTTACTGGTTCTTAGATGCTATGCGCAAGCAAGTTGATTCGGTTGCGGACAATACTGGCGCGATTAAATACCAAGTCACGCCAGTATTAGAAAACATCGAACAACGCATGGCAAGCGGCTCCCAGAGCACTCGTATTTTCCGTGATGGCGTCCGTAGTGATACTCGCGGTATCAAAACCAACACCAATAACATTAAGAAAGAAGTCACCAACACAAAGAAAGCCGTTCAAGCTACGACTAAATCCGTGGATGCGGTTAAGACAGCCATTGAAGATCAAACTGCTTCTCTAGATACCATTCTTAGTCGAATTGAAGAAGCTATTGGAAGTGCTGATGGCTCTGGCTCCACTGGTGGGGTTAACTCAGACGTGGTAAGCAAACTTGGCGAACTTCAAGGCACCACGGAACAACTCGGTAATCAACTTGGACAATCACTGGATGGTATTCAAGATGCGATAAATGGACTCAATGATGGTGGTCAATTCCATGCTCCACCAACTGGCGATGGCTGGTCACATGGTACGGCAATTGGTGATGCGGTCGATGGCCTGATTGATGACATCGATAAACTCAAAACGAATCTCAAGGACATGCAGTCCAAGTCCCCTATTAATCTCGGCCAAATGAGCTTCAACGACGGCAACTATTCCGGTGAAGCCTTCACGCTTTCTCGTGCATCTTGGAATGTGGATGTGCGCTTTAACCTATTCAACACACTTGGCACGAACACAAGCACCATTCGCAACGTGATCATCTTTGCCGCTATGTTGATGGCCGCTTTCATCATCTTATCGTCAGGACGCAAAGGAAGTTAACATGGAATTCATTTACGAAGCCTTTCAATACATCGCAAATGTGTTTGGCTCTATCTCTGACTTCTTCATGTCTATTCCCGACTTAATATTGGAAGTCTTTACCTATGCTTGGTACTGGGGTATCAAACTTTATCTGTCCATCAAAATCTCTATGGTTGAGATGGCCTACGAAATCGTTTCAATGATACTGACGGATTACGAAGTCTATACTGTTCTTAACGCGGCGTTTAACAACCTAGCGCCAGACCTCAGACACGCGGCCTATCAACTCGGTGTTGTCGATGCCATTCGAATCGTTATCGATGGACTGGCTACCGCCTTTGTTCTTCGAATTATGGGGTGGTGATTATGGCTGTTATCTTTCGTCACGGCTCAAATGGTTCCTACAAGTCTGCTTATGCGACTTGGTTTGAAATCCTCCCTGCACTTCGTGAAGGCCGCTTGGTTGTCACCAATATTGAAGGCTTACGCCCTAAAGAATCTATCGAGAAAATTCTTGGGGAAACCTTTCCGGCCAGTGCCAAACTTATAAGGATCTTTACGCGTTCAAGTGAAGGTGTTCACCTTTGGCAGAACTGGTTTAACTGGATGCCGACGGGGGCATTGGTTGTTATCGATGAGTGCCAGGACTTGTACTGTCCAGAAGCAGGTTTTAAACGTGAGAAGTTTTTAGCTCGTCCGTTCTCAGAGTTCGAAGACATCTTACCAAAGGGCTTTGGTGAGTTGTTCCATTCTCGTTGGCTACCCATTGACCCTGATTCGCTCGATGAGAGTGACTTAGACGATTGTGAGCGTACGCAGCTGGACGAGAACAACCGTCTGCTCTACCCGTTCGATTTCTATGGCGCTTTCATGCGTCACCGAAAATACCAATGGGATGTGATCATGCTGACACCGGATTACAGTGCAATCCCAACATGGCTAAAAGGTTGTGCGGGTGAAGCCTATTCACATCGTTCTACGGATACCTTCTTTCGTAAGCGTAAGCCGCGTATCTATAACCATCGTCCTAAAGCAACTAAGACCGACCCGACGACCAAAGCTGACTACGCCAGCTGCAGCAGTAAGAAGATTCCGGTCGATGTGTTCGCCCTGTATCAATCTACAGGTACGGGGGGATTCAATGAAACTAAGTCAGATATCTCTATCTTAAAGTCGCCAAAGTTCCTTTTGGCCATGCTCATTGGCGTGTTGGCCATTCTAAAATTTTTCTGGGATTTGTATGTATTATCTAATAGTGATGTGGATTCGGCTCAAACAGTTCCTACGCAAGTTGAAACTGCTTCAGCGTCCTCTTTACCTACTTCGCCTACTCTATCAATACCTCAAGCCAATACTGGTTTGGCTCGGTCGGACGCTTCTGGGTTGGATACTAGCAATGCTCATACTCAAACTAGTCATACGACTATTCCTCATGGTGTAAATCCATTCTTTGAAGCACTTCCAATGTACAACGATGCGAAGTCTTTCTATCTCACGGGTATAAACACAGTAGCTAACACGCATGATTATCTGTTTCGCATCGATAGAGGTAGAGATACCTATTACTTGCGTTCACAGACGTTAGCGAAGTTTGGATATGAGTTTGAGTTAATTGATGAATGCTTAGTGATGGTGAAATCCAACACCATCAACGCACTGCTAACTTGTCCACCAAGCATTAACTACGACGCGAACGAACCGGACAAAGAAATGCAGCTAACGGGTGTTCAAAGTGGTGTTGATATTTTCAACTTAAATGAGGGCTAA